TCTCCGTTCTGGTACAGCTGACAACGATTTGAACCCAATCAAATCAACAGGCATGTTGCCTAAAGGCACACACGTGGTTACACGTTTGTCCTCTAGCAAAGCTTGGTGGGTTCAGACTGATGCTGAGAATGGTCTCATGCTCGTTATGCGTCGTCCAATGGAAAAATCGATGGAGGGCGACTTCGAAACAGATAGCATGCGCTACAAGGCAACTGAGCGCTACGCGACTGGGTGGCACGATGCACGTAATGTGTATGGTACAGCAGGTCTGTAATCGGTTTTAACCAAAAGTAGTAAATGTAAAAAGCCCACTCACAAGGTGGGCTTTTTCATGTATAATACTATTATGGCCACATCAAAAGAAAACCAAAAACGATTAGCAAGAGAATGGTACTTGCGTAATAAAGAATTAGCTAAAGAACGGGCTAAAGCTTGGGCATTAGCTAATCCAGAAAAAGTTTCAAAATCTAAAGCAAATTGGCGTGAAGAGAATCGTGAACGACATAACGCAATTAACAGAAAATGGGATTTAAACAACAAACCTGTTAAAGCCGCTTTAGAGGGTAAACGTCGTGCCATGCAACTACAACGCACCCCAAAATGGGATCCTGACGCCCATCTTATTGTAGCAAAATATCAACTTGCCGCTATGCTTACTCAAGCATCTGGCATTCCCCACCACGTAGACCACATTATTCCACTTCAAGGCAAAAATGTTTCCGGTCTGCACACTTTCTCCAATCTGCGTGTCATTCCTGGCGAAGAAAACGTCAAAAAGTCCAATAAGTACCCTGTTTAGGGCGACTTTTCCCTTATATTTGCATTAGTAGTTATAGGAAGATAATCCCATTCTGACCGCCGACCCTTCCCGGTAGTGACGACTTAGAGACAGCTTGGGACACCCACTAAGATAAGGAATCAAACATGTCATCTACATTTACAACCCCCATTCGCATTTTCAAGCGTAACAACCCAACAAACAACGGCGTAATCGCTCCAGACAACACTGGCGCAGCTGAGTGTACAGTTCAAAAAGCAATTGTTGGCGGCACAGCAACCACTGTAACAATCCCAGCTGGTTCAATTATTTCTGACGTTAAAGGTTATTTTACTACTGCAGCTAACACCCCAGCTACTCCAAACGTAACTGTTGCTGGCACTACTGTTGGCACATTATCTGATGCAGCTGGTATCAACAACATCACTTTTGGTTCATCTTCTTCAGTTGTTGGTTTATTGGCAAACGTTGGCGTTAATGACGTAACTGTTAGCTTTACAGCTGATGCAGGTGCAGTTGGCACATTGAGCATTCGTTACACACCACGTAACGTTGATGGCACAATCACTGCTTACGGTTCTGGTTACACAAACAACTAATTAATTACCTAGGGGGAGTAATCCCCCCTATTTAACATTAAAGGAAATTAATTATGTCTTTAGTAACAAATCTACAACCAGCAGCAATGCCCTCTGTTACAGTACAGGGTGCATACGAACCATTTGACCTTCAGGTTGGAAGAAACCAAATTGCCGGACACACAAACATTGAACTTTTTGGCTATTCTACACAAGTTGGAAGCACCGCATTAGGCCCATGTTGGGAAGGTTTAACGCAATCTGGTGGTACATACGCATATCCAAGTTCAGCTGTTCAAATGACTTTGGTATCTACTACCACAGATACACAAACCGTTCAAATCCAAGGATTAGATGCAAATTATAATTTGTTGTCTGAATATATTACATTAAATGGTACAACACCAGTAACGTCTGTTAACTCTTATTTTAGAATTAATGGATTGTTTGTAACAAACGGTGTTAATGCTGGTACTATTACATGCAAAAATGGCACAAATCTTTATGCACAAATTAACCCCGGTATTGGTCAAACTCAAATGTCGTTATATACCGTTCCAAACGGTTATACATTTTATTTGAGCTACATTCAAGCAAACGCAAGCATTGGGTTTACATCCAGCAATTTTATGATTTTTGCTGAATATAATAAATTTAATTTGCCTGTTACCGGAGATAATCAAAACGGCTATTTAGTAAATTTCAGCGGAAATACTAACATTTTAAGTCAATCACCTTTTGTTCAAATTTTTAATATTCCTTATACAGTACCTATTGCACATCCCAGTGGAACAGATATTCAATATCAATTAAAAACAAATACAGGTGGCCCTTTTTATGCAAGTATTTTTGCTGGTGGTTTTTTAATCAAGAACGACGGTCAATCCGCTTAAGGCAGATAAATGTCTGTCTACATCGATACTCGAGGTAATTCTGTCCTGTCTGTGGCGGTCTGCGACCGCTGCAACAGGAAGTTTGCTTATGTAGACTTAATGCCTGACCCAAACTTCCCCGGCATGCGAGTTTGTCAAGAAGATTTAGACAATTTTGACCCATGGCGTTTGCCAGCTCGTCAAACTGAAAACATCGCATTACGTTTTCCGCGTCCAGATGTATCTATTGCTACCGGCCCAATTGGTGGCAATCAAATTATGACTGAAAATGGTTTCCAAGCGGGTAATTCTGTATTTATTGAAGGTGTCTCTCCATTTAGTGGAAACACTCAAGGCGATTTAAATACAGCAAGTAATGTGGCACCAAACACGCAAGTATTGTTCCCGTATATTTATACTGTGACACCACCTACAGGCACAAAATCTGGTGGCACATTGGTTACATTGGTAGGTGCTAACTTTACTGATGTAACAACCATTAAATTTGGCGGAGCTATTGCTACATTCTCGCTAGTGAACTCAACACAAATTGTTGCAACAACCCCATCATTTCCTGTAACGGGTATTGTTGACGTTGCTGCAATTTCTCCGTTCGGAACAGCTACCAAACATGGTGGCTTTACTTATACATAATACATGGCCGATCAGTCGATAACACAGTTACCCGTTGCCAATACTGTTAATGGCGATGAGGTAACAGTACTAGTACAACATGGTGTTACAAAACAAGTAGCCATCGCACTGATTGCTAACGCTGTTACGCCCGGTAAATTTATTACCAACGTGGTGTTAGATCCGGTAACATATGATTTAATTTTTTATTACAGTGATGGAACAACATCTGTAACTGGCCCAATACCAGGTTTTACCAGTGCATATATTGACAGCAATGGCGATTTAATTCTTGTCAATACCAATGGCTCAACAGTTAACGCTGGTAATGTAAAAGGTACTTCGGGATATTCAGGTTTTTCTGGATTTTCTGGCCAATCTGGTTTTAGTGGTTTTAGCGGTTATAGCGGTAAAAGTGGTTACAGTGGTTCAGGCATTTCTGGTTATAGTGGCACGTCAGGTTTTTCTGGCATTTCTGGATACAGTGGTATATCGGGTTATTCTGGTTATAGCGGTGTTTCTGGTCTTTCTGGTTTCTCAGGTATATCAGGCTATTCCGGATCCGGCATATCAGGCTATTCTGGTTACAGCGGCTGGTCAGGTATTTCTGGCACCTCTGGTTACAGCGGAGTTTCTGGTTTTTCTGGCTATAGCGGCATAAGCGGTTATAGCGGTGTTTCTGGCCTCTCTGGCTTCTCAGGCATATCTGGCTATTCCGGATCTGGTATCTCAGGATACAGTGGCTATAGTGGTTGGTCTGGTATCTCAGGATACAGTGGCGTATCCGGTATCAGCGGTTACAGTGGCGTATCCGGTATCAGCGGTTACAGTGGCGTATCTGGTATATCAGGCTACAGCGGTTTTTCTGGCATTTCTGGTTACAGTGGCGTATCTGGTATATCAGGCTACAGTGGCTTTTCCGGTATTAGCGGTTACAGTGGCTTTTCCGGTATTTCAGGTTATAGCGGCTTTTCCGGTATCAGCGGTTACAGCGGTATTTCTGGCTATAGCGGATCTGGTGTTTCTGGTTATAGCGGTTTTTCTGGTGCAAGCGGTATATCAAGTAATTACTACTATTACAAAGCCAATACCACAGCAACCAGTGGAGATCCTGGCACAGATTACATACTGTGGAATAACGCAACCCAAACTAGCGCAACGCAATTAAACGTTAGCAAACTTGCTGCTAATGGCGTAGATATCAGTGTATTTTTGGCTTTACTTCAAAAAACTGAAGAAGTTGTTATACAAGATCAAACCAATAGCGCAAACCAACAAACTTGGGCAATTACTGGAACACCAACAAACCTATCTAGCTATTGGACAATTCCGGTTTCACTAGTCTCATCTTCTGGAACTGGCACAACCGGATTTGCTAACAATCAGCAAATTATTTTTGCGGTTGCAAACGGCATTTCTGGTTTTTCTGGATATTCTGGTATATCTGGTTACAGCGGTTTTTCCGGCTACTCTGGACTAAACGGTGGTTCAGGAATCTCTGGAATATCCGGTTACAGCGGTACTAGTGGCTACAGTGGCTTCTCAGGCATTTCTGGTTACAGTGGATCTGGCGTATCGGGTTATAGCGGTTTTTCTGGCATTTCTGGTTACAGTGGCTTCTCAGGCATTTCTGGCTACAGCGGGTCTGGCGTATCGGGTTATAGCGGTTTTTCTGGCATCTCTGGTTACAGCGGTATAAGCGGTTACAGTGGCATTTCTGGATACAGTGGCTTCTCAGGCATTTCTGGCGCAACTGGTAGCAGCGGTATCTCAGGATATAGTGGCTTTTCTGGTTACAGCGGTATTGGAACATCTGGCTATTCTGGCACATCAGGTTATAGCGGATACAGTGGTAATAACGGCACATCGGGCTATAGCGGTATCTCCGGATACAGTGGTTTCTCAGGCATCTCTGGAGCAACAGGTAGTAGCGGTATATCGGGCTATAGCGGATTCTCAGGTTACTCTGGAAGCGGTATAAGCGGTTATAGTGGTTATAGTGGTTATAGCGGCCTCTCTGGCTATTCTGGTATTTCAGGCTACTCCGGAAGTGGTATAAGCGGCTACAGTGGTTTTTCTGGTATCAGTGGCTACAGTGGTATCGGCGGTTTCTCCGGTATCAGTGGTTACAGTGGATACTCCGGTATCAGTGGCTACAGTGGTATCAGCGGTTACAGCGGTATTAGCGGCTATAGTGGATACTCCGGTATCAGTGGTTACAGCGGTATTAGCGGCTATAGTGGATACTCCGGTATTAGTGGATACAGTGGATTCTCCGGTATCAGTGGATACTCTGGTATCAGCGGTTACAGCGGTTCTGGCATTTCTGGTTACAGCGGATCTGGTATCTCTGGCTACAGTGGCTTCTCTGGTATTTCTGGCTACTCTGGCAGCTCTGCATCCAGTATCTCGATCAGTAACGACGTTGCTACAGCAAGCTATATTTACCCAGTTGCGGTAACAGCAACTAGCGGTACAGCTAGTACAATTTATACCAGCAACGCCAAACATTTATTTAAGCCATCAACTGGCGAGCTGCAAGCTTCTGAGTTGTTGGCAAGTAATGGTTTAGTATTAAACAATTTAACAGTGGCAGCAACCTATTCTATACCGTCAGGGTATGGAGCATCATCGGTTGGCCCAATTACCGTCAGTTCTGGCGTTACTGTTACAGTGCCAAGTGGAAGTCGCTGGGTAGTGCTATAATATAGGTTTGTAAAAACCCTTGGGAGTGTTATGAAATACAGCATTGTTATACCAACGTATAACCATTGTGAAAAGTATTTAAAGCCGTGTATAGACTCGATTTTAAAGTACTCCAATATTGAAGATATTGAACTCATTATTTCGTACAACGGTTGTACGGATAATACCAAGCGTTACCTAGACTATTTAATTAGCTGCTTTGAGCACCACAAATTAGGGCACCAAATTAAGTATTTCAAATCTGACCAACCGTTGGGGTTTGCCAAAGCCATCAACCGCGGCATTGAAATGGCAACTTGCGATAGGATTGTGTTACTGAATAACGACACAATCATACTGGCTCCTAACTGGTTAGAAAAGCTCGACACAGGCGATATTAGTGCAGTTTGGACGCAGTATTCACACATTACACAGCGCCGTTTTGCAGTGTTCTTTTGTGTGATGATAGACCGCAAAGTGTTTGATACGATTGGCCTTTTAAACGAAGAGTATGGCACAGGCGGTTGCGAAGACATTGAGTTTTGCTATAAAGCCGAAGAGGCTGGCTTTAAGATTGATGCTAGATTTGATGACGGATCGTTCCCAATCTACCACAAAGCCGAAGGCACAGTGCATGACACAACCTTGGTACAAGATTGGGACAACCAGTTTTTGCTAAACGAGCTTCGTTTGGCTAAGAAGTATAATAAAGAGTGGTATTACTGGCGCTTGTCAAACAACTACGAGCGCGCAGTGTTCCTCAAAGGTGATCCGGTTTTTCCACGCGAAACCCAAAGATACGAATGGGCTGGGAAAAACATATTGCCAGGTTCAGTTTTAGAAATTGGTTGCTCTACAGGATATGGCTATCAGTTTTTAAATACCGAAGCCTATATGGGACTCGATTATGACCCGATTATTGTGGACGTAGCAAAAGAGCAGCAGTGGTCTGATAATGCAACGTTTTACTATGCGGACATTAATACGTTTGAATTAGGACGCTACAGTACAATTATTGCGTTTGAAGTCATTGAGCACCTTGATAACGGTCTAGAGATTGTTGAAAAGCTCAAGCAGCACTGTAAGCGCCTATTGATTACGGTGCCGCACAATGAGCCTAAAGGCTTTTGGGGCGAACACCACAAGTTGCACGGATTGACTGAAAAGGACTTTCCGGGATTTAAGTTTAATTATATTAGCCACAATGGTGATATATCAGACACCTTGGTTCCGGTGTCGGGCAGCAATCCCAGTAACTTGATGATTTGCAGGTGGGACAATGAGTAAAATACTTTGTTCTGTAGCAACCAGGGGTCGTTACTTTACCACCTTGCCATTAGTATTAAACGCAATTATTAATCAAACGCGCCCAGTCGATAAGCTGGTCATTTTTGATGATAACGATGAGCCGCAAGACATGCGAAAAGAGTTGATTTATAGCTACTTTTTTCAGATGTTAGACGCAAAAGGGATTGAGTGGGAATGGCTGTTCGCTGAGAAAAAAGGTCAGCACCACATTCACCAACGAGCCAATAGGTCTGGTTATGATTGGGTTTGGCGCTGTGACGATGATGCAGTTCCAGAACCAAATGTGCTCGAGAATTTATTAAAGCATATTGGTAATAACATAGGCGCAGTTGGTGGTTCAGTATTAACCCCGCCGTATATGCCAGATACCAGTACGGTAACTGGTTTGATTGACCACATTGACTCAGAACCAAACATCCAATGGGGTGTTATTGAAAGAGTAAAAGAAGTTGAACATTTACACTGCAGTTTTTTGTATCGCGCTGGTATCTGTGATTATAATCTTGGGTTATCGCGTGTTGCCCACAGAGAAGAGACCTTGTTCACATACGGTTTGCACCGTAAAGGTTATCAGATTTTAGCAGTGCCAAATGCAGTAACCTGGCATATGAAGAATCCGCAAGGTGGGATTCGTAGCGAAACAAAGAAAGAGATGTATGATCATGACGAGCAAATTTTTAGAAATGTGCTTGCGTACCGTGACAAAACCATTGTGGTTCTTAATTGCGGGCTCGGCGACCACATTGTATTTAGTCATGTATTGCCTGCAATCCGTAACGCTGAAGTTTTTAGTTGTTACCCTGAAGTGGTTCCCGGTAGATCGATAAACGAAGCACACCAGCTATTTGGTGATTTAGAGCCGTTTAGTATTTACAGCAAAATGGATCAGTGGAAGTGGACTGACAGTTTGGAAAATGCTTATAGAAAGTTATATCTATGATCATTATTTCACCATATGCTAAAGCATTAATGAGTGGTAAACAAAACCCAAAAAATTATCCATATTGGGAAGAGTTGATTGCTAGCATTAACGAGCCCATAGTACAAATAGGGATTAGTGGAGAAAAGCAGTTAGTTCCAGATTTTAGAGTAAACCTGCCAATTAGTGAGTTACGTAAGTTGTTGGCAGAATGCAGGACTTGGATATCTTGCGATAGTTTTTTTCAGCATTTAGCTTGGGATGAAGGCAAACCGGGCATTGTGCTATGGAGTGTTTCGGATCCGTTGATTTTTGGACATCCGCAAAATATTAATTTATTAAAAGACCGGTCATATTTAGCAAAAAATCAATTCCTCTGGTGGGAATATGTAGAGCACCAAAATGACCGGTTTGTAAAACCAAAAGAAGTATTAGAGCATTTAAACAAGGTATAAAATATGGCCCAAACCGGTTTTACCCCTATATCGCTATATTACAGCACCACACCGGGTGCTCAGCCTTCGGCCGCCAATTTAACTACCGGTGAACTGGCAATAAACATTGCCGATGGGTATTTGTATTATAAAAATACCTCTGGCGTAGTAAAAAACTTAGCTGGGCTTAGTGGTTACAGCGGCATTAGCGGTTATAGCGGTTACAGTGGCCATAGTGGCTCCGATGGTGTCAGCGGGTATAGTGGATATAGCGGCGCTAACGGTACTGGTGGTGTGAGTGGATATAGCGGTTTTTCTGGCTTCTCAGGTTTCAGTGGTTTCTCAGGTTTTAGTGGCTTTTCTGGTTTCAGTGGTTTCTCAGGTTTTAGTGGTTTCTCAGGTTTCAGTGGCTTCTCAGGCATTAGTGGTTATAGCGGTTTCTCAGGCATTAGTGGTTATAGCGGTACTAATGGCAGTTCAGCCAGTATTGTTAATGACACCAGTACAGCAACAAACCGATATCCTTTGTTTGTAGATACCACAACAGGATATCCAACAACCATATATACCAGCAACGCTAAGTATCTTTACAAACCATCAACTGGTGAGTTACAATCTCAAGCAATGGTTTCTACCAATGGTTTGGTGGTTAACAGTGATTCGGTAACATCAAATTATACTTTAGGTACGGGCTTCAATGGAATGTCTGTAGGTCCGGTCACAGTGGCATCTGGTATAACAGTCACAGTCTCCAGCGGCCAACGCTGGGTAGTTTTATAAGGAAAATACATGAGTACGATATTACAAGCTGGTAACGCAACAAGTGGAGCAGTCGTTTCAAGCGATACTGCTGGCTCATTACAAATTCAAACTGGCTCTAGCCCTACTACTGCTATTACTGTAGATACTTCACAGAATGTGGGTATTGGTACTACTAGCCCATCTACTTACGGAAAATTTGCTGTTGTAAATGGTGCAAATTATTTTGGAGTTGGAACTGGTGCATATACATCCGCAATAGTAGGTCCAAGAAGTGCTAATGATGGAGTTTGTAGTTTTCAATTAAATTATTCAACAGTATCAGGTGATTATTGGAAATTTGATTCTTCATCTTCTTCTTTAGCAACTTATAAAAATGTTAGTGGAACACCCACAGAACTGATGCGTATTGACTCTAGTGGTAATTTGTTGGTTGGTACTACAACTGCAATTGGAAAAAATACTATTGCAATAGGAAATGGTGGAAATGCAATAAGCGTTCAAAATGCAAGTGGAACTGCTAATTATAATGGTGCATTATTTTATAATAATGGTTCATCTTCTTTAGTTGGATATATTTCTGTATCTGGCTCTGTAACAAGTTATGTTTCAATTTCAGATTACAGATTAAAAGAAAATGTTGTGCCTATGACAGGCGCTTTAGCTGCTGTTTCAGCGCTTAAACCAGTTACATATAAATGGAAATCTGATGGTTCTGCTGGTCAAGGTTTTATTGCACATGAATTGCAAGAAGTTTGCCCTGATGCAGTATCTGGCGAAAAAGATGCCGTAAACGAAGATGGCTCAATTAAACCACAAGGTATTGACACTTCATTCCTAGTAGCTACATTAACAGCCGCTATTCAAGAACTAAACGCTAAAGTAGATGCACAAGCCGCAGAAATACAAGCACTTAAGGGAGTAGCATAATGGCTTACGGAACAGTAAACGCCGACGTTGTACAGAGTAGCGTATCTGGCGTATCCTTGGGCGCAGGCAACGCGTCCATTATGAAGAACCGCATCATTAATGGTGCGATGAATTTAGACCAATATAACGCCGGAGCAAGTAAGGGAACTACTACTCTGTATTCCAATATGGCTATCGACCGTTGGTTTGCAAGTTATAGCCAAACTTCTAAATTTACTACTCAACAAAATGCTGGCTCAGTAACTCCTCCCGCTGGATTTGCTAATTATTTAGGCATTACATCCTCTGCAGCAACTTCTTTAGGCGCATCCGACTATTTTCAAATTGGTCAAGCAATTGAGGGTGTTAATACTTATGATTTAGCATGGGGAACTGCAAACGCCAAAACCATTACTATTTCTGCATGGGTATATTCGTCTTTAACTGGCACTTTTGGTGGCGCAGTTAAAAACGCAGCGGGAAATCGTAGTTACGCATTTACTTACTCCATTCCGGTAGCTAATACTTGGACACAAATTAGCGTAACTATTGCTGGTGACACTACAGGTACTTGGGTGGGTGCAACAAACGGCGCGGGTTTAACTATTTTATTTGGTTTAGGTTCAGGTCCAACATATAGCGGTACCGCCGGAGTATGGACTGCTGGAAACCTAAATACTGCCACTGGCGCTGTTTCTGTTGTTGGAACTAACGGAGCAACTTGGTATGTTACGGGTGTTCAATTAGAAGTAGGAAGCGTGGCTACGGGATTTGAGTACCGCATGTATACAACAGAAGTACAACTTTGCCAACGCTATTACACAACTGGTAGAGCAGATACCCGTGGGGGATTAAATGCTAGTAATCAAATTGGCTATCAATACCAATTTTATGTCCAAATGCGTACAACCCCAACTATTACAATTACAACGACTAGTGGTACGCCAAATCAGGCATATCAAACACCAAATAGCTTTTTGTTTTACGGAACAACCGGTTCAACAGAAAATAGTGCTACTTGGGTAGCAACTGCGGAGTTATAAAATGTATAAATTAAAAAATTCATTAATTGGCGATCCTTTGCAATACGTAATCCGTTTATCGGATGGTGCTTGTATTCCTTTTGACCAATTAAACACAGACTACCAGCAATATCAAAAATGGGTAGCCGAAGGCAACAC